AACATGATCAATGATCTTAATGAGGGTAAGGCTAGTTACAATGCTCAGAAGTACTTAGCAGATGCTGGGTACTTAGAGGGTAACGATAAGAAGAGAGGTCGTCCATCTAGGGATGAGCTTGATGGTGTTTTGAAGCAAGCAGCTATGGATAAAGCTGATACAGAAGACGATGCCAATAGAATAGGTTTAATAAACTAAAAGCAAGTTGACTCCGTTACAGTTTGTGTTGTTGCTATCCTTTAAAGCACACTGTAACCTTTCTCTTGTTTATACTTTCTTTTATAAAGGATAACAGACTAATGCTCTTCTTTCCAACAGTAGATGAAGACTTACAGTACTTCAGGAGTCAGGGTTACACTGGTTCTATTAATGATATGCACTTTAAGGCTATGGGTGACTTAGGTTACACAGGTTCCTTGAATGAACGTATTCATGCATACCTAACGTTTAAGTACGGTAGCTACTATGAAGCTATGCGAGACTTACGTAATGGTACTTCAGTGTTTGCACTAAGTTCGTATATTATTAATGGTTTTGATCCAGCCTTGGTGTTTGACTTTAAGGAAAACTACTACCGTAAGAGTGCAACTGCCTCTACGTTTGCTGCATCTATTACTCACACAGCTTCCTCTAATGCAACTATGGTTGATAGTGATGGCTTGCTGAAGTGGCGTCCACATAACATCATCACAAAATCAAACACCTTTAGTACGTGGAACAAGAACGCAATTGTTGTTGATAATGCTGTAGATGGACCTACGGGTATAGCTAACACAGCCTCCACAGTTAACTTCAATAGTACAAGTTCACACCTTTACAACTTGTCCACAGTTGCGGTTATTGCAGGAGATAAGGTGACTCTTGCCGCATGGGTTCGTAGTGACACTATTACTTCTCTTACATTCAGCTTAAATGGTCGCACAAACGGTGCAAACAACGCACCACAGACCAATCTAACTGTAACCTCCACTTGGACGTTAGTTACATTTGAGGCTACTGTTCTAGGTAATGACACTGGACTGTTCTTTATGATTGGGAAGTACAACCAAAACAGCCCTGCCGCCCAAATAGGTGAATTTGAGATTTATGGCGCACACATGTACCGCAGTAGCCTCGGTGGCATGGTAAACAACTCAGAGACAGGTGACAGCTACGTCCCAACTACGACTACTGCTGTCTATGGTCCTCGTGTAGGCCACCACCGCTTCAATGGCACAGCTTGGGTTAACGAAGGTATCCTCCACGAGAGTGAAGCTCGTACTAACTTGCTTACTTATTCTAATGACCTTACGGGTGCGTCTTGGATAACCACTGAAAACTCTAATACAGCAAATGCAGGTGTGTCCCCTGACGGAACCTCCAACGCAAACAAAGTTGTTCCTAACACTTCTTCTGGTGTTCACTACACCTATCAAATCCCCAACCTCCCCAATACAGACCACTCAGTCTCTGTTTATGTGGCTTCTGCGGGTTACGGCTTTGCTACGATTTGTGCTGGGTTGAACGGCAGCAGCAACTACTATGCTGTTGTTATTGACTTGTCTGATGGTACACAAACGGCTGTGTATTCTGCTGGTTCACAATCAAAGACGGCTACTGTTGAGCCTGTAGGTTCTTTTTACAGAGTTTCAATTAGCGGAGATGGTGAGAAATACTTTGTCGTAGGTGCTTCTGACACAGGAACCTACACTCCTTCTTCTTATGGTTTCAAATCCTTTCAAGGCGACGGTACATCTGGTATCTTAGTCTATGGCGCACAACTAGAAGTCGGCTCAACCCCATCAAGCTACATTCCAACAGCAGGTTCGGCGGCGACTCGTGCTGCTGACTTGCTAACAGTCCCTGCAGCCAACCTACCGTATAGCTCTACTAACATGTCTATCCAGATGGATGGTAAGATGACATATGCTGATACTGATGGTGATAATGGTAAATTCTTTAGCTGGCATTTAGACAATTCCAACAATATTTACTCAATGCTTTCGACATACCAAGCAAGAACAGGGGCGATTTATTGGGTGCAAGAAAGCGGCAAAGTGTTAGACGCTGTAACTGGACCTAATACTTCATACTCTCCTGACACCAACGTACCGTTTAACTTTGCATCACGTCACGGCTCTACGTTCCTCAACGGAGCTATAGATGGTACAGCACTAACAGCCAACACCACACCAACGGCCCTCCCTAACTTGTCATCTACTAACTTACTCCTTGGTAGCACATTCATGGGTACAATCGGACAGTTCCGTATGTGGGATGAAGACTTAACAGACACTGGTATTGTGGAGGCATCAACATGATAGAAGAACAAAATGTAATCAAGACTGACTTCTTTTTGAAGCTAACAAGCGAAGCGGATATGGCTACAGTCCTATCTGCTTTTTACGACGAGGAAGGCGAGGACGAGGAAGGCGAGTTTGTGAGTAGCACCTCAGACTACTCCATCGACGTAGTAGGGGTCTTACAGGAGCCTACAGGTAACACCCTGACGTCTGATGGTATGGAGTACCCTGAGATGGTAGCTATGACAGGCTGGCATGTCAACATTCGTCTAACTGGAGATTTTCTTCGTGATGAAACCGAAGCACTAGACGTATCACATGGTGTTACACCTTCTGCTCCTAAACGTGTCTGGTTATAACAATGGCTAAGAAACCAACAGTAACTACTTTGCAGTCAGGGTTTAACTCTACTGAAACCCTTAATGCTAACTTCGAAGCCCTCCGTGATAGTTTCGATAATACTCTGTCTTTGGATGGCAGTACTCCGAATGCTATGGAAGCAGACCTAGACCTTAATGGTAATAACATTATTGGTGCAGCTGGTTTGCTGATTAATGGTACTGACTACCTGTCAGATGTAGAAGCTGCTAAGGCTGCTGCTTTGGCTGCACAGGCAGCTGCTGAAACTGCTGAGACAAATGCTGAGACAGCTGAGACAAATGCTGAGTCCGCAGAGACTGCTTCTGCTTATTCTGCTCTTTCTTCTGCTGGAAGTGCATCTGCGGCTGCTACTAGTGAGGCTGGTGTAGATGCAGATCGTGTAGCTGCTCAAGCTGCTGCCACCGCTGCTTCAACGTCTGAGACTAATGCTACTGCAAGTGAAACAGCTGCGGGTACAAGTGAAACGAATGCTGCTACAAGTCAAACGAATGCTGCTACCTCAGCAACCAATGCAGCTACGTCAGCTACTGAATCTGAAACAGCCAAGACTGGTGCTGAGGCAGCTAAGGATGCAGCACTTGCAGCACTTGATAATTTTGATGATCGGTACTTAGGGGCAAAGGCAAGTGACCCAACTCTAGATAATGATGGTAATGCTTTAGTTGCTGGTGCTTTGTATTACAACACGACTGATGATGTGATGAAGGTCTACACAGGCTCTGTTTGGGTTGCAGCCTATGCTTCTTTGTCAGGTGCTTTACTTACAGCTAACAACCTATCTGACGTAGCTAGTGCATCTTCTGCTCGTACAAACCTTGGTTTAGGCACAACTGACAGCCCTACGTTTGTTAACGGAACCTTCACAAGTGATGTGACTATCGGAGATGACTTGCACATCACTGGTCCTAATCCAAAAATCTTTATAAACGATAGTGACACAGCGGACCAGCAGACGCAAATAATCCAATCGGCTGGGGTAACATATCACAGGTCTAGGAACGCAGCATCCGATGGGTCGTTCCTATTCCAAGGTTACGGCGGAGGGTCGACAACAAACCGTTTGAAGGTAGAAGCTAACGGTGATGTTAAGTTCTACGAAGACACAGGCACAACAGCAGACTTCCTCTGGGATGCTTCGACGTCTCAATTAGCCATTGCTGGTGACGTTACTATCGGAGATGACTTGTTCCTCACTGGTCCTAGTCCAAATATCTTTATGAACGATAGTGACGGAACAAACCAGCAGACGCAAATAACCCAATCGAATGGGCGTACATATTTTAGAGCTAGGAACGAAGCATCCGATGGGTCGTTTATATTCCAAGGTTACGGTGGAGGGTCGGCAACCGAGTTTGTAAGGTTCAATTCTAATGGTCGAGTTGGGATTGGTACTGCTAGTCCTACCGCAAGGCTGCATGTAAGCACAGGGGTCTCTGGTGGGACAGCGGGTGCGGCAGTAGACGATCTGGTGGTAGAAAGTAACGGCAACGCAGGTATTACAATCCTGACACCGGATACAGGAGTTGGTCAGTTAGTCTTTGGTGATGCAACATCTGCAAACCAAGGTAAAGTAGGTTATACGCACAACGGCGACTATATGACACTTACGACTAGCGCCTCCGAGAGGCTCAGGATTGACGCATCGGGCAATGTCGGGATTGGTACTACTAGCCCAGCAGAGAAGCTCTCAGTCACAGGTAATATCACAGCTACTGGCACAGTCGTATCGCAAGATGAGGTTCGTGCAGAGGTCATTAACTACGCATCCAACCAAGACGCACCTTATATGATTGCAGCGAGCACAGGTTACACGGGCGCAACAACCAATTGGGGAACTTACGGTTTCCAGCACAGGCTAAAGTCAAACGGCAGTGGCGAAGCCCGCATTACTACTGATACATCTGCGGGCGAAGTTTATAGTATGAATGAAGCTGGTGACGCTGTATTCGCTGGCTCCATCACATCAGACACAGGCTTGATTGCTGGTGCTGGTGCAGCCGCTGGCTCTGTTGGGTCTTATGCACTGTTGGCCGTCGCCCCTGCTGCCGATAATGTCATTCGCAACCCCGGATCGACCCTTGCTGGGTCGTCGTTAGATTATGCAAACGCAAACAGAGCGGGGACTACTTCCCCCGCTGGGACGTGGAGGCTTATGGGGCATATCAGTTTGGCAAGCACATCGCAGTCAATTAACACATCTGTTTGGTTAAGGATTTCATAAATGAACTATCGCAACGCAAGATACGTCTCACCAACACTTATCGACTGTGAGATTGAACACTCAGTACACGGCTGGGTTCCCTACACTCTAGACCCAGCAGACACTGACGGGACTGTAGACAACGACGCACTGCTGTTAGCTATCGGTGATGATGCAGAAGCCTACGTTCCACCTACTCAGGAGGAACTAGATGTAGCTACAGCAGCACAGGTTCGAGGTGAACGTGACAACATCCTAGTCACAGTCGTTGACCCACTGGTGTCTAACCCACTGCGCTGGGCTGACCTTACAGCAGCTAAACAAACAGAGTGGTCTCAGTATCGTACTGACCTACTGGGTGTGCCAAAGCAAGCTGGCTTCCCTAACAACATTACATGGCCGACTGAACCCTAATGGCAACAGTAAAAGAAATCAAAGAAGCAGCAGAAGCAAGCTTGGTGACATTCATCAGGCTTGTAGCACCTCAACGTGTACTAGGTAACTGTCACGAGGATGTCTGTAAGTGGTGGACAAGGCAGGATGCTAAGACTCACCAGCTTCTTCTGTTTCCTCGTGACCACGGTAAGTCAGCTATGGTCGCCTACAGGGTTGCCTGGGAGTTAACTAAGAACCCTACACTACGGGTCTTGTATATCTCAGCTACCTCTAACCTAGCTCAGAAGCAGTTGTCCTTTATCAAGAACATCTTTGAGTCTGACATCCACCAGAAGTACTGGCCTCAACATTTAAACAAGGACGAGAGTAAACGTGAAAAGTGGACTACATCAGAGATTGCTCTTGATCATCCAGACCGTAAGAAAGAAGCTATCCGTGACCCTTCGATCTTTACTGGCGGTCTTACTACCTCGCTTACGGGTATGCACTGCGACATTGCTGTCCTTGATGATGTCGTTGTTTTCGAGAATGCTTACACGAATGAAGGCCGTAATAAAGTTAAGTCTCAGTACTCTCTACTCTCGTCTATTGAAGGTAGTGAAGCGAAAGAGTGGGTCGTAGGTACACGGTATCACCCTAAAGACTTGTACTCTAACTTGATGGGTATGGAGGAAGACATCTACACTAAACAGGGTGAGCTTACAGGTAAAGAAAACATCTACGAAGTAATGGAACGGGCAGTAGAAGACAACGGTGATGGTACTGGTGACTTCCTCTGGCCCCGTCAACTTCGTAAGGATGGTAAGATGTTTGGTTTTGACATCCCTATCCTAGCTAAGAAACGTGGTCAGTACCTAGACAGAGTACAGTTTAGAGCACAGTACTACAATGACCCAACTGATCCTGATACACAACCTATCGCCTATGAGAAGTTTCAGTACTATGATCGGAAGCATCTAGATAGAGACAATGGTCAGTGGCAGTACAAGGGACGTAAACTAAACGTCAGTGCAGCTGTTGACTTTGCATACAGTGTTAGCAAGAGGGCTGACTACACAGCTATTGTTGTGATTGGTGTAGACTATGAGAATAACGTCTACGTCTTAGACATTGACAGGTTTAAAACAGATAAGATTTCTGAGTACTTCAAGCACATCCTAGACCTTCTTAACAGATGGGACTTTAGAAAGCTACGGGCTGAATGTACTGCTGCTCAGTCAGCTATCGTATCTGAACTTAAAGACAACTACATCAAACCTAACGGCCTAGCTCTTAAGGTTGACGAACACAGGCCTAACCGTCACCAAGGCTCTAAGGAAGAACGTATCGCAGCTATTCTTGAACCAAGGTATGACAACTTACAGATGTATCACTACCGTGGTGGTCACTGCCAGGTACTAGAAGAAGAGTTGGTGTCTTACAATCCAGCACACGATGACTGCAAAGACTGTCTTGCAGCTGCTGTTGAAGTAGCTATTAAGCCGAGTGCTTCCGCAATACGAAAAAGAAATCAAGATAATAATGTAGTATTTCACCCTAAATTCGGTGGTGTTGCATTTTAGCACTTGACAAGTTAATTACACTGTGTTATTATTAACACATAGCTAGGACTAGGAGTCATCATGGCTGGCACTACACTTGACATTGAAGGCGTTATTGATCCGCACACTCTTGCTGTGGATATTTCTAGCCGTTGGACTTCTTGGAACAATGCCCGTTCTGAAAAGATTAAAGAGTGGCAAGAGTTGCGTAACTACGTGTACGCTACAGATACTCGTACTACGAGCAACAACAAGTTGCCGTGGTCTAACTCTACGACTACCCCAAAGCTAACACAGATTTCTGATAACCTTCACGCAAACTACTTTGCTGCTTTGTTCCCTCAGAAAAGATGGTTCCGTTTTGAAGCTACTGACGAAGAGGGTGACGTTAAGATTAAACGTGACATCATCCAGGCTTACATGCAGAACAAGCTACGTCAGTCTGACTTTGTTAACACAACTAGCAAGCTTATCAATGATTACATTTTGTATGGTAACTGTTTTGCTACAGTAGACTATCAACGTAAAATCACAGAGTTTGAAGATGGTGAACGTGTAGTAAACTACGTTGGTCCTAAGCTTGTACGTATTTCACCATACGATATTTGCTTTAACCCAGTAGCTGCTGAGTTTGCTGATACTCCTAAGATCATTCGTTCTATCCTTACCTTGGGTGAAGTACAACGTATGATTGAGACATCCCCTGATAAAGCTTACATGGAAGGCGTCTTTAATAAGATGCTAGGTAACCGTGGTGCAGCTAAGGGTAACGAGATTGATGTAAACAAGTCTGAGGGTTTTGTAGCTGATGGCTTCTCTAACCTGACAGACTACTATGAATCTGACTACGTAGAAATTCTTACTTTCTATGGTGACATTTATGACACAGACACTGGTAAGTTTATGAACAACCGTGTCATTACTATCGTAGACCGTTCCTATGTCTTGTCTAACGAAGAGAACCCTAGCTTCCTTGGACGTGACCCTATCTTCCACGCAGGATGGAGAGACCGCCCAGACAACCTGTACAGCATGGGTCCACTAGATAACCTAGTTGGTATGCAGTACCGCATTGATCACCTTGAGAACCTTAAGGCTGACGTGTTTGACCAGATTGCCTATCCTGTTCTTAAGATTAAGGGTGACGTAGAAGACTTTGACTTTGCCCCTAATACTCGTATCTACTTGGGTGATGAGGGAGATGTAGGTTACCTTGTACCAGATGCTACTGCTCTTAATGCTGACTTCCAGATTCAGAACCTAGAAGCTAAGATGGAGATGATGGCTGGTGCTCCTCGTGAGGCTATGGGTATCCGTAGTGCTGGAGAGAAGACAGCCTTTGAAGTTAACCAGCTTATGACAGCAGCTGGTCGTATCTTCCAACATAAGACTGCTCACTTTGAACGTGTGTTCCTTGAGCCTATCCTGAACGCAATGCTTGAAGTAGCTCGTCGTAACATGGACTACGAAGATACAGCTAAGGTCTTGAACGAAGATACAGGTCTTTACTTCTTCACACAGATTACTCGTGATGATCTTAGATCAAATGGTAAGATCATACCAATGGGTGCTCGTCACTTTGCTGAACGTGCTCAACGTGTACAGAACCTTACTACTATGTTCCAGATCAAAGCATCAGACCCAACCATTGCTTCTCATCTTTCAGGTAAAGAGTTTGCTCGTTTGTTGGCAGATGAACTTGGTGAACCAGCCTTGTTTGGTGAGAACATTGCAGTATCTGAACAGCTTGAGACTCAGAAGGTCGTCACAGACGCACAGGTAGAGTTTGAGGCTGAACAAGAAGAGATGGTAGACCAGGGTATGCAACAGCTAGAGGCTGCACCACAGCAAGCCCCTGAGGAGCCTATTGAATGAAGGCAGCTTGGTTCAAAGACTGCAAGTCAAAGAAAGAAAAAGAGGCAGTAAGTCAGTCCCTACATTCTAGCAGAGAGGGACTAGACCGCCTTAAAGAAATCCTGAAGCCTATGCTGAAGGATACTACCCCTGCCGCAGACTATGACTCACCATCGTGGGCATACAAGCAAGCAGATCGTAACGGGTTCAATCGAGCAGTAACCACTGTGTTGGACTTAATCAACTTAGACAAGGATTAACAATGAGTGTATTTTCTGAGGAACAGGTAACCCCTGTAACACAGAGTCAACAAGTAGCACCTTCTGAAGTGGTAACCAACCCTTCTGTTCTAGGTGATCTTGTAGGAGACGGACGTAAGTTCAACGATGTAGAGGCGTTAGCAAAGGGAAAGCTAGAAGCTGATAAGTTCATCGAACAGATGAAACAAGAGAATGCTTCACTAAAAGCTGACCTAGAGAAACAAACATACAAACTTGGAGTTACTGCTAAGATGGAAGAAATGGCCTCGGAACCCACAACCGAACTTCTTGATCCTAATAACAACATGAGTGGCACTTCGAATACAGCTAACACCCAGCTTAGTTCGAGTGAAGCTAACATTGAGAGCCTAGTAGAACAGACCCTGATGAAACGAGAGCAACAAAGTGTTACTAAAAATAACATTGCTGTCGTAGAGGCGGAACTTGAAAAAGCCTACGGTACAGAAGCTGCTGCTACAGTGCAGCAAAAGGCTGCTGAACTAGGGCTATCACTATCGGAACTACAGGGCATGGCTGCTAAGTCACCTGCTGCTTTTATGCAGTTGCTTGGACAACCAGCACCTAAACGTTCTCCAGTGATTCAAGGGAGCATTCGTACTGAAGGTTCTACAATGCAAGCATCCTCTGAAAAGGACTTTGGATACTACCAGAGACTTCGCAGAGAAAACTCGACTATGTACTATAAACCTACTACCCAACGGGCGATGATGGCAGATGCTGAGCGTCTAGGTAGTGACTTCTACAAATAAAGGAATACGAAAATGGCTGGTAACACAGTAGCTACACTAGCACTAGCAAAACGTGCAGAGGTTTGGTCCGCCGAACTTAAAGAAATCTTGCGTGACGAACTGCAAGGTATGAAGTATGTCAACTGGTTGAGTGATTTCCCTGACGGTGATACATTCAAAATCCCATCGCTGGGTGACGCAACCATTGCTGACTATGCTGAAGATACAGCAGTGTCTTACACACCGATTGACGATTCACAGTTCACATTTACCATTACTGACTACCTTCAGTCCAGTAACTACATCACTAACAAAGCGATGCAGGATGTTTACTACGCCAATCAGATCATGTCTCAGTTTGTTCCACTCCAGGAACGTGCCTTGATGGAACGTCTGGAAACAGACATCATGAAGCTTGCTCAGACTGGTCAAACAGCTGCTAACCCTAACGACATTAACGGTGTTGCTCACCGTATGATTGGTTCAGGTACTGGTGGTAAGATTGCAGTTGAAGACTTCGCAAAAGCTCTTCGTGCATTGAAGACTGGTAAAGTACCACAGCGTAACCTCGTGGCTATCGTTGATCCATCTGTTGAATTTGAGATGAATACCCTCTCAGCCTTGACAACTGTATCTAACAACCCACGTTGGGAAGGTATCGTCAATACTGGTATCGCTTCTGGTATGTCCTTTGTTGCTAACATCTACGGTTTTGATGTCTATACATCTAACTACCTTGCAACAAAATCTTCAGAGACTATCAGTGGTGCAGCTGCTCCTGCTAACGCAATCAACAACTTGTTCTTCTCAGCTGACCAAGCTGTGTCGCCTTTTGTTGGTGCATGGCGTCAGATGCCAAACGTGGACACAGAGTACAACAAAGACTACCAGCGTACAGAGTTTGTAACTACTGCACGTTATGGTATGAAACTGTACCGTCCAGAGAACATGGTTTCTGTTCTTACGAAGCCAATGGCTTAAACTAAAATACAACGGGAGGGGAGAAATCTCCTCCTGTTACCACTTTTAACTTGACAACTATTTTACTTGTGTGTATAATAGTCTTAAGAAGTCTCCCCCGCTAAGGATATATAACATGGCTAACGTAGAACATTCAGTACTTACGGGTAGTGCATTGCACGAACCTAAGGGTACATCTGCTGCTAACAGTGGAGAGACATACGTAGCTAATGGTTCTGGTAGTGGGGTATGGCAACCTATCCACAGACACCTTGGTGCTGCTACCTCTTTCAATGCTTCTTCCCCCTATGCTTACTCCCTAGATACAGATACAGCTGAGAAGTTCTTATCTCCTTCTATCTCTTCATCTACAGTATCAGGCTTTACAGTTCTTACATCCCCTAACCTAAGATTTAGGTATGACGATGCTATAGGTCTTACAGGTCTTATCAACGTAACAATGTCTTCTAGTCAATCTTCAGGGCCATCACATGAGGTAGAGTGGGCTTTGTTTAAGAATGGTACTGAGATTGTAGGATCACGGACAATCCGTAGTATTGCTACAGGTACTTGGGGTTCTATTAGTGTAACAGGTCTTACCTCTCTTGCACAAAATGATGAAATTGCAATTAAGACTAAAGCTAGTGTAAACAATGTAGACGTTGACTACGCAAACATTTACGTTTCTATTATTGGAATGAGTGCATAACATGAAAATGACTCTCCTTCAAATGGTCCAGAATATCTTGTCCGACATGGATTCGGAGGAGATTAACAGTATTTCAGATTCTAACGAGGCTGGACAGATTGCTTCAGTAGTAGAGAATACCTACTTTGCAATGATTGCTACTCGTGATATTCCTGAACACTCCCAGATAATTAAGCTTACATCCTTTTCTAGCTCTGTTAGACCTACTCACTTCTCTTTTCCTTCTCGTGTAAAGAACATTGAGTTTCTGGACTACAACGTAACTAAGGTTGTTGGTGGAGTAGACTATCAACGTCTTATCTACCTAGAGCCAGATGAGTTCTTTGCTTTGTCAGACGCTAGAGACAGTACAGCTTCTAACGTCTTGCAGGTTGATGACGTACAGGCAGACAGTATCTTGCTTATTCGTAATGACGTTATGCCTAGTTACTACACATCCTTTGATGATGAGAACGTGGTTCTTGATTCCTACATGGCTACTGTAGACGCAATCCTTACATCTGCTAAGACGAGATCGTATGGTATTAAGTACCCTACGTTTGACGCCTTTACAGATAGCTTCACCCCAGACTTAGATGATGTAATGTTCCCTTACTTTTTAGCTGAAGCAAAGTCTACAGCCATGTCCTTGTTTAAGACTGGTTCTGATCCTAAGATTGAACAGACAGCTAGACGGCAGAAAGTGTACGTACAGAATGATTTACACAGACTGAACGTAGGAAGGCCAAAGAATAACTATGGTAGACATTAAGTTAATCAAAAGTGAAGATGGTCAAGAAGTTAAAGTCCACAGTGATAAAACAGAGAAGGCTTTAGTTGTTTACAAACCTCAGGATGGTTTTAAGTTCTACTCAGTTAAATACGAAAATGGAGCACAAGTTCCTAGTGAGTTGAGTGGAAGTTGGACAGGAATGGACGGAGCCTTAAAGGCTGTAGCTACCCACCTAGCCCTAAAGAAGACTACACCTCGTAAAGCAGTTAATGACAGGTCTAAGGCTCGTAAGGCCGATAAGGAAAAACTAGATGCCTCAGAGCTTAATTCAGAGAACGGTTAATACCTTTGTCAAGGGTCTCATCACTGAGGCCTCTGAACTTACGTTCCCTGAGAACGCATCTGTTGATGAGCTTAACTGTGCTCTTGAACGGGATGGTACAAGACGTAGACGTAAGGCCGTTACTTTAGAGACAGGTGCAGTTACAAGTGGTGCAGTTATTCCTGAAGGTGGTGTGTTTCAGACATCTACTTGGTCCAATGTTGCAGGACTTACTAACCTAGAATTTCTTGTAGTACAGAACGGTAAAGACCTTACTTTCTATGAGAAGGCTTTAGACCCTCTTTCTGCCCAATTAGTAAGCAGTGCTTCTGTAGACCTTTCGACCTACTCAGCAAGCAACAACCTTTCCCCTTCTGAAGAACGTATTCAGGTTACATCCCTGAATGGTGTTCTCGTTGTTGCCTCTCCAGCTATTAACACAATCTACCTTGAGTATGATGCAGCAGCTTCTCCTAAAGTTACAGCTACAGCTATTGCTTTTAAGGAGAGAGACTTTGAGTGGCAGGGTTCTGTTGCTGAAGTAACAGATGAGTACTTTGAAGATAAAACTTCTCCTTCTAATCAAAGAAAGTATGATACAGAGAATGTTGGCTGGATTGGCACTAAGGGTGCAGCTGCTCTGACTACTTATCTAGGAGACTCCTCAACTTACCCTCCCTTGACCCACGCATGGTACTCAGGTAAGACTGCTTCTGGTGCTTTTAATAAAGCAGACTGGAAAGAAATCTACACTGGTTCATCACTAGCTTCCCACGGTCACTATGTACTTGATGTCTTTAACAAGGTTCGTACAAATAGTATTCCTACTGAAGTAGAGACAGGTAGATTCCGTAGTGTTGCAGCCTATGCTGGACGAATCTTCTATGCTGGTATTGACTCAGCTAAGAACGGTGGCAAGGTTTACTTCTCTAGGTTGACTGAAAACATTCGTGACATTGGTAACTGCTATCAGGTTAACGATCCCACATCTGAAATCATTGCTGACTTGTTGGACACTGACGGTGGTGTAGTAAGTATCCCAGATGCTCACAACATTCGTAAGTTGTACGTACTAGGTGCATCCCTTATCGTGTTTGCTGAGAACGGTGTATGGTCTGTTGCTGGTGTAGACAACGTGTTTCGTGCTACAGAGTTTTCTATCACTCAGATTTCTGATGTAGGTATTGTTAACGAGAACACTTTTACAGTTGGTGGAGGCGTACCTATCTGGTGGGCCAAGACAGGCATCTACGCAATTCAAGCTGGTGAAGGTTTAAACACACCTACTGCTAACAACCTATCCCTTTCTACAATTCAAACTCTCTGGAATGAAATCCCTAACGAGAAGAAGGCCCAGGCTTTTGTTGAGTACGACCAAATCAACCAACGCATCTACTGGTTCTACCCTAACAAAGATGAGAGTATTGACTATAAGTACAATAACATTCTTGTACTAGACTTAGCCCTTCAAGCCTTTCACCCTTGGAAAGTAGCAGACGGGGCAGCTGGTCATTACATTATAGGTACTTCTTACTTCAGTGGATTAGGTTCTACCTCTACAGAGACACAGGTTATTAACGGTTCAGACACTATTGTTAACGGTTCTGACAATGTAGTTGCTACTCTCTACAGAGACTTTCTTCAGGGTGAGACTGAGATTAAGTTGCTTGTTAGAAGTGGTGTAAATAGCAAGATGACTGTTGCTAGGTTCTCTGGAGACACATACCTTGACTGGGGTGATGCAGACTACAGTAGTTTTGCAGAAGCTAGTTATGACTTTATGGGTAGCATGGGTACGTTCAAGAATGCTCCTTACATCACAACCTACATGCGAGTAACTGAGGAAGGTTACGTAGCAGACGGTGCAGGTTATGACTTCATCAATCCTTCAAGCTGTAAGATGTCAGTATCCTGGAACTTAAACAAGGTAGGTTCTACACCTAGAGAAATCTATAAACTAAAAGATGTACCAGTTGTAGACCCCGACGATCTTAGCTCTATCCACTACCCAACTAATACAGTGGTTACCAAGTCTAAGGTTCGAGGCAGAGGCCGTTCAATGAAGCTACGGTTCGAGAGTACAACAGGTAAAGACTTCCACTTAGTAGGCTACGAGGTAATTGGTGCTAAAAACTCAGGTATCTAGAATAAGAACAGCTACAGAAGATGATGTCTTTGACATTCTAATCTTAGCAAAGGAGTTCTCAAGAGAAGCTCCAAAGTCTCACAAGTGGAACAAAGACAAGACAGAACAGTTTTTACTTTCTTCTTTTCTAAATCCTAACATGGAAATCTTTGTTATTGATGTAGACGGAGAGATTGAAGGAGCACTTGTAGGTCTTTTATCTGAGTTGTACATGTCTCACACAGTGCAAGCAACAGAACTTGCATGGTTTGTTTCTAAAGATTACAGAGGAAAACCAGCTTCTATCCGTCTCATGAAAGCCTTTGAGAAATGGGCCAAAGAGAGTGGAGCTAATCAAGTAGGCATGGGAGATATTGAAGGTATCTCTAGTCTTGAAAACTTATATAACAGACTAGGCTACGAGAGAGCCGAAACTATTTACTTAAAGGAGCTATGAGATGGTAGTAATGATTGGAACAGCTTTAGCTACTATAGGTAGTGTTGTAGGTGGCGGTGCTGCCGCTGGTGTTGCTGTACTTGGTGCAACAGCTGGTGTAGTAGGTACAGTAAAGTCTGCTCAAGCATCTAAGTCACAGGCTCGTGCTCAACAGAGAGCACAGGCCTTACAGGTACGTAGACAACGTAGGGCTGCTATTAGGTCTAACATGATTGCTAGTGCAAGAGCACAATCATCTGCTCAAGCTTCAGGTGTTGCTCAGTCTTCAGGTCTTTCAGGAGCCGTAGGTGCAGGTAGGTCACAGCTAGGTGCAGAACTAGGCTATGGTTCACAACAGAGTGGACTGTCTACTGAAATCTCTAACCTCGGTTTGAAGGCTCAGAACTACAAGAGTATTGCAAGCTTAGGGTTTAAAGCTATGAACTTTGGTATTTCTAATGCGTTTCCAGCACAACCTGTAACATAAGCAAAGGATTGACTAAATGGCTAACATCCCTTCCTTTGAAGACACCCTTACTAGCCTAGAGGAAACTCTGGGTCAGGAAGCACCTCAGACTGTAGTGAGAGTAGACCCTACATCTCCTCGTGAACAACGTATCGTGGATCAACAGTCTACAATCCTTGAGGTAGACCCTGTTGTGGTGTCTCAAGCTAGGGTTGCTGGGGACTTCTCCAACGATGACCTAGTACGTCAGTACCCTGACTCTGAAAGGTTCCTTAACGTACTGTTTGCAGCTGGTGTACCAGCAGAGGAAGCAGCAGTTGATATTGCTGAGTATCTAGCTCGTCAAGAAAAGACTGTAGGTGTTAGAGAATACTTCTTTAACAGCATGATTATGACAGATGATAATCAAATAAACCCTTACGGCCTTGCTATGCTCTCTAACTATGAGTGGTTGTCTAACCGTATTGAGGAACGTCTTGAGATCAACGATCCTTCTACTGCTCGTTGGCTTGCAGCTGGGTCTATTGAGGCACTTAGTTGGCTTCCAGTATCTATTAGAAACCTGGCTAGGGGTGACGAATCCAAGACTGTTGAGTTTGCTGAAACCCTCAACATGGAACCAGAAGAGTTTAAAGAGTTCTGGGAATCTGAACTTAACTCTGCTGAACGTGAAGGTCTAGGGAACTTTCGTGAGTACGAGAACCTTAGAGAACTTCAAACACAATTAGAAAACTTTGGCACAGACCCAGCTGCTAACTTTAAACAGTTTATGGCTATGGTAGAGCTTGCTACACTTGGTATGTCTTCAAGAATTATAAGGGGTGTTGGAAGACTTGGTTTTCAGTCTGCTAAGGGTATCCCTGCTGCGTCCAGAGAAGTCTTGAAACGTGTTATGTCTGCTCGTTCTGCTACAGATGTAGTTACAGCCTCTAGAGGTCCAGATGCAGGGGCAGCAGCTACAGTTCGTCAGTTCAACACTGGTTCTGCTCCAGACAATGTAGCTTACAAGGCTGGTCCTAGTACGATGGACCCCTTCCAAGGACCAACAGGGCCTGTTAACATGCCTAACTCTGCTGCTGTAGTACAGGCAACTAACGGTTCTTCTGTCTTTGAGAAGATGTCTAAGCTTATGAAGTCTGTTGTAAGTGGTAGAGCCTTCTCCCCTGATCAGTTACAATCAGCAGTACAGGGTGTCGTAACTCGTATTGCTAGAATTACCAACAACCCAACTGTAGCTTTGTATAGAATCCTGGATGAAGGGTCTGACCTCTTTACTACAACAGTAAGGCTAGGCAACCCTATTGACGGAAGAGCCTTTCCTACAAGAGAAGCAGCCCTGAAGTCTGTAAACAATGACCCTAGGTACACTGTAGTTGAGGCCCCTAGAATTATCCGTAAGGATACAGGTGACAGTGTTGACAGAGTAGGAGACCTACCTGAGGGTGTTGAAGCTACAGTTGAACCTAAAGGTTACTACCTTGAGTACAGTGAACGTCTTGATACTCGGAGACTAGCTGAAACCTTAGATGATGTGAACCCTGAAGAGAATGTAATTAAAAGAGCCATTGCTGGTATCATCTCTGCTCCTCAGACTGCCCTAGGAGATCGACTAGGTTTTCTAATCAACGCAGCTGAAGGTGTTGTAACTAGGTTCTCTAAGTTTGCTGATCAATCCTTTAAGGATGTAAGAGCCTTGTCTAAGACAGAGTTTAAACAGATCGAAGATATTATGACGGGATACCGTGATGGTCTACTTGGTGACATTGACACAGGCCTGGCTGCTACTCGTGGTGCTCCAACAGACCCAGAGTTTATTAGAGACTTCTTTTCTCTATACGGTAAAATACCCTCAGAGAAACAGATGAAGGCCTACCATGCCCTGACTGACATTAACAACGCAGCATGGAACATCAAGGCTACAGACATTCTTAAGAGAGTAGCTGAACGTAACGGTAGAACAATCACTGTTGAAGAAGGCTACGATACTGTTGCCGTTGCAGTTGATGTTATTCCTGAAAATACTATTGTATTTAGCCGTTTGACTGGTCAAGTAAACCCTAGTCAGATTGGTGATAGAGTTGTTTATAAACTTGATGAACCTTTTGAGGCTGCTGACGGTATCAAGTATGACCACGTAACAGATGTGATCCGTAGCAGAGTACCTCTTAAGTCTGATGTTCTTGGTTACAACGTAGGTGGCCCTCGTAACAACGATAGACTTAGACACTTCATCGGTACAGTTTACACTGACACACTAGCAGGCGGTAAGAAGGTTACAGGTGGGTTCCGTACACTGCTTGGTTCTTTCTCCACAAAAGAAGCTACTACAGCTGCTTCACAACTTAACAACATTGTAGAAGCTTTAGCTCCTTACATTGCCTCACGAGGTCTAAAGGGTATTCGTAAGCTAGAGTTGTCTGGTGAGGACTTAGTTAAGGTCAATGCTATGATTGCTCGTAACAACTCTTGGAACACAGGTGTAGTTGACTTCACTACACTTAAGAGAATTGCTGCTGACCATGACGAGAGCTTCACTAACAAGTTTGAAGTCAAGGCTAGAGACAGTAAGGTGGAAGAATCTATCCCTGAAGGTGCTGGCATGTCTATTGGTGAGTACCAGGCTATGCGGGTAACCCGTAAACGTGGTGATACACCTCCTATGACTTACGGTGGCGGTAGAGCAATCAACCAAAATCCTATTGAAAACATTATAGAACAGTTTAAGTCTGAGGCTTACCGTTACTCGCACTACAAGGCTACTCAGTCTGCGGTAAACGGATGGGTTAATAAGGCTCGTTCCAGAGGTAACGTAACTTTTGATGGTGATGTCCCTCACAACCCTGAAGACTTTATCCGTTTAGCTAAGGTAAGTGGAGACAACAAGGGCATCAACCGTGAGATGAGGCAACAGCAACGAGCTATTCAATCTCGTCTTGGTCTCATGGAACGTACTGACGACACGACAGCATTTTCTACTTGGTTGTCAGAAGCTATCTACGATAAAACAAAGAAGGTTTCTAATCCTGCTGATTGGATCGGTAACGTAGCTGGTAGAACACGAGCTTTAGTCTTTCACATGAAGATGGGTTTGTTTAACCCCGATCAGTTCATTCTTAACGCCTCTCACGTAGCACAGATTACTTTCATCTCTCCTAAATACGGTATGAAGGCTGCTCCTAACGTACCTATCATTGCTGCTCTTCTTTTCAAGACACGAAAAGCAGCTGATGCTGACATTGAGAGACTTGTAAGTGAAACCATGCAAGAGTATGGTGGTTTGTTGATGACTAAGCAGGAGTTGATCGACACTGTACGGTACATGAGAGAGTCAGGCAGAAGCATCATTGGTTCTAACACTCTTGAACGTAATGGTGCTACCTTTAATAGTTCAAAAAGTAAGTTCAACGAAGCCTTAGAGATGGGACTCACACCGTTTAAGGGTGGTGAACTCTTCGGTAGAATTGCAGCCGCATCTGTAGCAGTGATGGAACACAATGCTAAAAAAGTATCTGGAGATGTCTTCTCAGACAAGGGTATTCGTTATGTCTCAAACAGAGAGCAAGCCCTTTCTTTCCGTATGACATCTGGACAGAAGGGTAGATACCAAGAGGGTCCAATCCTTGCTTTGGCTACACAGTGGCAGTCATATTCTATGCGCTTCGTAGATAACCTTCTTATCGGCAGAGACCTTACAGGTGCTGAACGTCTTAGAATGGCAACTTGGAACACTCTAGCATTCGGTGCAAGAGGTATGGGTGCTCCACCTAAAATGATTGCGGCAATGACTGCTCTCGGTGTTGACCCTGAAGACCCTAACTCAGCAGCTGTGCTCAATGCTGTTAAGTTCGGCCTCTTTGATCTTGCAATTTCAGAACTTGCAGGTACTGACGTTTCACTAGGTTCTCGTATTGGCCCTATGTCTGGTGCAGCACAACAGTACTGGGCAATGTTTGGTGAAGACCCACTTCTTGAGACAATCTCAGGCCCATCTGGTCAAATCCTTAGTGATAGTTATAAGTCAATCAACGGTCTGGCAAAGGCTCTTAACGCTGGACACAACTCTATTGCTTATCAAGAGTTTGTACGGCTAACGAGAGGCGTTAAGTCTATTGATATGTTTGCAAAGGTCTGGGAGCTTATTGAAACAGGGCAGTATCGTAGTAAACGTAGGGGTATTGCGGGTGAGTTTGGAGAAGATGAGATTACACTTGGTTTGATTTCCTCTATTGTTGCGGGTGCTACACCTATGCGGGTTCTAAATCACTACGACACTAAAGATATCTCGTACAGTGAAGATCGTAAGTTCAGAAAAACAAGGACTCGTATCAGCAAGTACGCAGATCAAGGGTTAGAACTTATTGCAACAGGCGACCCAGATAAAATAGCTGAAGGTCAAGCACTATACAATGATGCCTTTAACGCAGTTGAGGATGGTGGGTTCTCCATTGAGAATCAAAAAAGCCTTTACCGCAGCCTTACGGACCTTAGTCAAATAACTGACCTATTAAAAAGAACACAAGGGCAGTCTGCTGCCGCAAGAATTACAGCACAAGCTGCTCAAGGAGAATAATAGATGGCCTTTACATTAGACCAAAACGTGCAGGGTGCAGGAGCTTTTGAACAACCTATTCAGGCTCCTTCATCTACAGGGTTAGCTTTAGCTGGTAACCTACTGGATGGATTAGATACTTTTGCTAGGGCGCAACTTGCTCAAGATAGGGCTATTGCTAGTGCAGCAAGGTCTAACCTTCCAACACAGTCAGATAGAGATAGAGCAGCTTTTACTAACATTATCCAGAGTGCTCAACAAGATATCTCAGGTGGTATGTCAAGGGACCAAGCAGCTGCAAACTACGCAATTGAACTAGCAAACCTTGGTTTAAATGATGAACAGACTGCTGTTGCAGCTAGAGTTCTTGGTCAAGATGTATTCACTGTCCCTGTACAGCCTGTATCTGCTCAAGACACAGCTACTAATCTGTTTAATAACCAGGGTGAGGGTACTAGGTTAGGTCTTATAAACCTAACACTAACAGAAGCAGAGGCAAATGGAGAGACAATTACTTACGAACAGGCTACTACTAGAGCCGTAGGTTCTTTGGCCTCAAACGTTGCACAAGGTAACGCAGCCCTTGTAGCAGGTAATTTAAACTATGCTAGTGGTTTTCCAGGTAACATGGAAACCCTTGAAAGGTTCGGGAGTACTCTCTCCGCTGCTCTTGATGTTGAAATGAGTGGTCGTGACTTTAACGTTGAAGAGCTTGTAGCTTTTCAGGCAACCTTTGCACAACTGAGATCACAACCAGCCTTTATGCGCCCATCTGGTAACATGAATGCTGAACTGTGGGAGCAGATGGAAACAAAGATTGCTTCTATTGATAGAATGTTTGAGACAATTACAAACTACGATGAAAAAGTAGCTTCTGCAAAAGCAATAGCCTACGTTGCAAGGACGGCTTTGACTCTTTCTGAGGAAAACCCAATGGCTATCCTTGCTGCGAGGTCTGAGGAATTCATGATTGCTGCCGCCGCAGCCATCTCTGATGACCTTATGAAAGAAATGTCTACCTCTGGAAATAGAGTGAACAACGTTGTTAGCTTTAGTGATCTTAACTTTGATCCAGCTATAACTGCCTTAGTTACCAGTGAAGGAACCACAACTGAACAACTTGCTGCTTCTCCTGAAATCTTCCCTACAGAACTTACGGATGCCTACAGTGATATTGAAGGGGATACAGAAGCAGTTGGAAAAAACCTTACTACTCAGAGTGCTTTACTTAAGGATATTCTCTCTGACCCAGCAGAAGTTCTAGCTGATCCGAATGCTAAAGAGGCTTGGGCTTCTGTCATATCTAACATGTCTAACCTCTTGATGCTAAGAGGACTAGAAACAAACTCTACGACAGGTCTTGACTCCTTGTTTGCTCCAAGTAACCTACGTATTCTTAGGGACTTGGAAGGAATGGGTGGTAAGGACGCCGAAACTGCTACTATCTTAAAAGCACAGATGACTGCTGCCCTTCAAAAGAATGCTGCTAACTACGCAGGTAAGGCCCTTGGGCTTGTTCAAAGCATTCCACAAATTTCTCTTGACCCTGAGACACTGAGCTTTAGACTGTCTAACGCACCAGAGTACCAAGACATTCAGGGTGTTGTAAAGGTGTACTACGGCGGAGACTTTAACGCACTCTGGAAAGAAGGCCCAACAGCTTTTAATAGGTTACAAAACAGGCTTGCAGCAACTGGTCAAATCACTCCAGATAGTCCTGAGTATGAAAGTTTCCTTGCAGCAACAAAAGGTATCAACCCTAGTGAACCAGAATCTCTTATTTGGAGAAGCTTGTCTACTCAGTACAGCAAGGTTTCTAGTGTCTCAACACGTCTTCTTCAACTACGAAGCTACGAGAGAGCACTTAACGTGGACTCAGGTATAGTTGAAATACTGGATGATACCTCTGATGCTCTTCGTGACAGCACAGCTGAGGCTCGTATTGCTAGGGGTGAGATCGTCAGGACTACTCTTCCTCCAGCTGAAGTTGCACAGAACACAGGCCCAGGTACGGAAGAAGACCCTATTGTCTTTACTGAGCAAACGGGTATGACTTATGAAATGTATCAAGCTATTCCAGCGGGAGCATATTACGTAG